GATTTTACTTTAGCAATAGAATTTTCACGTAAATCATTTATTTTTGATAATAAATTTATAGTCTTATTTAATTCAAGATTTGTGTCTCCTTGAATTTTTTTAGAATCTTTTAATGACTGCTCTAAACTTTTACTTATGTCTAATTCATCTGCCATATACTTTATCTATAGAGATAAATATTTACTTCTTAGATTTTGCTTTAGTAACAAAATCAAAGTCTTTCGAAGCTTCCTTTACAAAATCAGGAATCTTGAACTTGTTCATATCTGTATTCTCTGTAACTTTTTGAGACTGCTGATCGCGCATCTCTTGTACCCTTTTTAGGTGTTCGTTTATCTTCTTAAGGTTAAACCTACGGTGAGGAACCGGCATATTCCACACCTCGAAGTAGCCGAAGCCTCCGCCACCGTGATAGGTTAATTCGAAGACTTCGGTCATAAACTCAGGTCTATAGTCCGCTCCCGGGAAAAAAGAATTCCGCTCCCATCGGTAGATCAGTATCTATTTCTGTTCCGTCTTTGAGAGTAAATTGAACTGATGTATCGATGTCTGGTGTGATCTGGGATACGTATTTTCTTAGCTCTATAGAGTCTCTAGAAAGTAATGCACCGCTATCTACAAAATCCCTAATAGTTTTTACTGAGAAATCTCCATTCACTGATGTGATTTGATATTTCAATCTTGTGCTAAGCATTCCTTGATCTTGACCTAAAGATTTTTTAACTCCTTTGATCTCTTCATCGATCTTTTTATCATCAGCTACAGTAAGAATCTTGAAAGTTAATTCATTTTTAGAGAATGGAAGCGTAAAAGAGAATTCATTTTTGTTTTCGAACTTAGAGAAATCTACTTCTTTGTACTTGAGGTTCTGAAGATCTACAGTTACTGTTTCTTCGTCTCCTGTGTTTGGATTTCTATATTTAAATGAATAATCTTTACCATAAGAAAGAATACGAGCTGCTATAAGAAGACCATTACGATCTCCTAAAGTTAGATCTTCGTAATTTATTGGAGTCTTAATTAGACTTTTAAGCATTCTTTCGATTGCTAGACCTTGACGAAGAAGATTGATATTAGTCAAAATATCTTCTTCTTTTGCGGTCATATATTTCATTTCGATATTTCCTGAGGAAAGCGTATTTTCTTTTGTGTAAACTAATCCTTTTGATGGAAGATCTACCATTTCGGTAGGAATTGTAAACTTTGATTCAGACATAAAATTAATTATTTATTTATAAATATACACAACACTAGATTAATGAACAAAAAAAAGACCGCAGTGTTGCGGCCTTTCTCTTTATTTTTATTTCTATTAGTAGTTGAGTATACAATAATCCATTCCAATCTGCATTGTCAATTCGGTAGGATCTGTTGTAGACCAATCATATGCTCCAAACATTGCTTCTTTAATAAAAGCTCCTTTGATGATCCACTCAGATACAATATCACCAACTGGTCCGATTATTGATAGATTCAAATCCTTCTTGTAGAAGTCAGAGTAACCATCGCGGCCTGTTACTGATTCATGATGTAAGCGTACCCACTCCATAACGGCTTGTTGGCCAGAAGGAGAGATAGGATTGTAAAGAGAAAGAGCCATGTCCCTCCACTCTGCTTTTCCTTTAAGCTTACGATAAACGTTGATGTGGTCTAGTTTGATTTCACCCAAAGTCACACCTGGAGCGTCTGCCTTTTTAATCATGTAAGACGGAATACCGTCGATGTACATAACGAACCTGTTGGCTACCGTAGGTTCAAAGGCTGTATACATTATTTCTGATGGATCCAGTACTGGCATCTCTTTTAATTTTATGTTCTCTTATAAATATTCAGAACTTATTTTTTCTTAGCAGCTGCTGCTTTCTTTTTAGCTTCAGCTTCTTTTTTCTTTTTATCGTCTTCGGCTTTCTTTTTCTTAGCCTCCAACTCTTTTTTCTTTTTGTCTTCGGCTTTTTTCTTAGATAAGTCTTTTACTGCTTCCATCAAAGTGATAAGATCAAAAGCTTCTTCTAATTTATCATACTGAAAATCATCAGCGTGCATTCCTTGTTTTTGAATTGGATTCCATTTTCCTAATTCTTTGCCATCTTCGTCTTTTGCCATCATATAATTATTCTCTTGGGCAAATTCAGTTCCTTCAGGAAAAGATGCTTTCCACTTAGCAAAATCATCGTAAACTCCCTCTCTAGAGGCTTCAGATACTGGTTTAGCTTCTCCACCAACTTTTACACCTTCTTTTCCTGCAGCTGCAGCAAGTTGAGCTTTCTTTTTAGGATCTTTAATCTTTGCGATCAAAGCTTTAATTCCGCTTTCAATTTTTGGAGCGGCTATAAGTCCACCTGCCAACATTCCTACGAGGGTTACACCAGCTAAGAAAGGATCGATTTGAGCGATTTTATCAACTCCAGGTATGGAGCTTAATACATCCATAGCGCCTTGGAATTTTGGATCAATCTCTTCTAGATGATCTTCTCCTTCTTCCATTTCTTTGTCGCCGTAGTGACCTTCGTCCATTCCGTGTTTCTTATCAAGTTCAGCTTGAATTGCTTCGTAGAGGTGTTTTGGTACCTTTACTCTTACTTTTGTATTTTCTGTTAGTTTCATTTTATTTTTTTATTATATTATGCTCCGAATGTTGTTCCTGTAGGTAATACGTTGAAATCAAGTTGGATAAATTCTGCAACCCTTGTAGGCTGTAGATATATCGTACCAACCAATTGATTCCTATCAATTACATCTGGCGTGTTGTTTGTTTCGTCCATTACAACTTGGAAAGAGTAAAGACCCTGACGCTGTTGTACTGATTCAAGATAAGGGTTAACTTGATTCAAGAACTTATTCCTTGTTACTTGAGTATTTGGTTCGAATACAATTGTTTCTCCGATTTGACCTATGTAACGCTTAAGAGCAATCAACAACCTTCTTACGTTTACTCTGTCAAGAGCAGAAGCTTTAGACTGTAGAGTCTTTTGACCGTATATTACTGTACCAACTCCAGGGAATGTAGCGATTGGGTTAACTTTAGCTGTGTAAAGAGAGTTCCTATCATCTACACTTAATCTTCTTTCTGGCCTAAGCACTGTAGACATTCCACCGCGATTAAGACCAGCTGGTGCGAACCATTCAGCACTTACTTTATCATTGTATTCATATACTGCTGGTACTAAAGTAGAAGCAGGAACAAAGTTGATCTTACCAGTTTCACGGCTAGAGATTTGTACCCATGGCCAATAAGCTGCTCCATAAGAGTTATCGTAAGTTTGTGCTTTTTGTATTACTGTAGCCATACTTTGACCAAAAGAAGCCAAATCAATAACTGCTATAGAATCACCTCTTGTTTGAGAGATGTTAAGAACATCTGATGCTACTGTAGGAGCGTTTTGAGTATTTACTCCTGGAACATATATTACGTTGAAGTCGTAAGCGTCTTTATTAAGAAGCAAGCTTGTTGCTACTGCGTAATCTCCAACAAATACTCCTTGTACATTTGATTGAGCTCCGTTTGTAGCTTCGATGGCTACGGTTATTTTTATTCCTTCGAACAAATTTAAAGCAGCTTTTCCAAAGCATCCCCAAACCTTTCCAGTTGCAGCTCCGAATGTTCCTTGAGAAGATCCTGAACCTGCTACAGGTATTGAAGCAGTATACTGAGCGAAAGGTTGACCGTATTGGTTTAAGTAGTTAGGAGTTGGAGTGTATACGTTTTTAACTCTTACGTATTTAGACTTATTGGTGTAAGATCCGCTAAGCTGTAAGTAGTATTGTCCATTTTCTAATACTGGATTTTCTTTAGCATCACCTATAACGTAAGATATGTAATTAGGTTGGTTTGGATCCAAAGATATATTATTCCAAGACTCTAGTACTGTCTTATTATTTTGATAGTCGTCTCCGCGTCTGATGATCAAACTAAAAACTCCTGATCCGGTATCAGCTCCAACTACTTCCCATCTAATATTTGCAGAAGATCCTGAAGGTAATGCTCCGTTAACTGTAGAAGCAAGACTTCCGTTATTGTTCATTACTTCACCTTCTGATAGGGTCTCGAGATCAAATGCTATGGTTGCAGCACTATTTACTATAGAAGCTGTTGCTGAGGTATAAGATCCGGAAGCTACACGTGTTACCAAAAGAGAATCTCCACCTTGCTCAAAGTAATTGAGGGCTGAGATTGAAGTTAAGTATTCGTATGGTGCTCCTCCAGAAATGAAGGACGCGCCGAATAGGGCTTTGTATTGAGAATACGAAGTTACTAACGTTGGAATATTAACAGGTCCAGTGACTGTTGGACCTACTATGGCCGCACCAGCTGCAACTGGACCCTGTGTTATTTGTGATAGATCGTTCTCTGATACGAAGACTCCTGGAGATAATAGAGTTTCTGCCATTTATTTTGTTTTTATCTAGCAATAAATATCGAAACTTTTTTCAAAACTTCTTATTCTACTACGGTGAATTCTCCGGTCTCTAAATTAATGCTGATATTGCCATAATTCTCTTTAAGATCGGCGAAAAGTTTCTCTTCGTCTTTCCTTAATTGAACAATACGTTGCTTTTGACCATCTAATTGTAACTCTATCAAAGTCTTCTGATAGTTTAATTCTCCTAGAACTGATGCGATTTCGAGTGATTCTTTTTTAATAAAAGAAATTCTTTGTAACTCGTTTTCCGTGATTTTGTTAACCTCTGCCATTATTTAGCTTTTTTATTTTGTGTTTTTACTGAACTTGGTTTTTTTGTTGCAGGCTTAGCCTTTTCTTTAACTACTACTGGAGCTTCTACTTTCTTTGGCTTCTCTTTTAAGGTAAGTTCTTTTTTTACCACTACTGGTTCAGCCTTAACTTCTACTTGAGTTTCGATAACTTCGGTAGGTTGTTTTTCTTTCTTAGAGACTTTGTAAATCACCGCTCCCGCGACAACTACAATACATAAAATCAATAATAACATACTTTTTTATTTATAAATATATGTAAATAAACGAAAGAAGTTATTAGTGAAAATATTTTTATGCTGGTTCTT